ACCAGTAACTCATAGGCTCGCTGCCCTCACTATCTCGGTGATGTCTATGGTCTGCCCTACTAAGTGAGCATCTTCCTCATCACTATCCCAAGCACTTACCAGTATGCGTGCCTCTCTTGGCGCAAGGCTAAGCCATTGGATAGCGTGCTCAGCATTAGCCCCGCCCCACTCAGCTCTCCCACTCTCGTCCACTACCTCATATAAGAGGATCAGATCAGACTTACGCGGGTGTATGGTATAGATGTTGCTTCTTTCCTTCTCTAGTTTTCTTTTCATCTCAGCAACCTGTTGTGCTATGTAGTTACTCATTATCTTCCTCCTCAAACCCGAACAGTTGCGATAGGGCAGAGTTCGCCCTGCGTAGGTTAGCGATAGCTCTCGCTATCTCCTCCTGTTGTAAGTCTATCTCAGCTTGATTAAGGCATAGGTCTACCTTAGCCTCTAAGTATTCTCTGTTCATTACGCTACCTCCTCTACTACTACATCATCATAACCACGATTAAACCAATCGTTAGCTATTGATACGGCTTGTCCTCTAGTTAATAGATTACTACTCATTTCACTACCGCCTACCCATACTGTCCACTTACTCATTACCCTCTCCCTCTGCGTAATCATCAAACCCTGTTCCATCATCACCATTTTGTTGGCGATCTTCCACCCACTCTTTTAGATTACTCATTACCCTCTCCCTCTTCCGGTAGTACTCTACCCTTGAATTGACTTTCGATAAATTTTGTTTTGTCATTAACTAATAAGTGTGACCAATCCCAATTTTTAGGATCTCCGTCATAGGTTTCTATCTCTAGTGTTACTAAGTATCTATCTTTCATTTAGCTACCTCCATAATTCTTTTGATGAACTCTAAGTAAGTCTCTTTTACATAGTACTCGCAACTCTTTTTGTGTTGGTCGTACTTATATTGATCGCAATTCACACAATTATTATTGATGTCGTAACTCATAAGGTTGCCCCTTGCATTAGCCACTCATTAGCCAGATGTAAGGTGATAGCCTTACCCGCCTCTCCCATAGCTGCCATTAAAGTATCGGCTATGCCGGCTCCCTCGATTATGCAATTACCATTAGTGTCTAGTAGGTCTACTATCCACGCTCTCTCGCTCTCGCTCTCTTTATCCTCATACTCTCGGATACTTAGGCGGTAAATAGTCTCGCTTAGTTCGATCATCACTCTCCCTCTTTCCCGTCTCTATACTTAACGATAGTGTTTAGTGTGGTGTGGATATGGCAATCGCAATCGCCCCCCATATTGTCAATGAAATCTAAGTGAGAATAGTTGTCCTCATATATCTCATTGATTAGCTGCTCTAGTGTGTCCATCACTTACCCTCTCCCTCTATCTTGTAATTTAACCGGGCGCAAGACTCTAAAAAGCTGCGCTTAGCCTCTTGCACTGTATAGCCGTAATATGTGGCACTCTCTAGCCACTTAACGCCCTCCCAACTAACCAACTCACTCACCACTAGAGCCCCGGCGTATGTCTTTTCAATAGTCATTTATGCCACCTCTACCCAATAGCCTTGCTCGCGGTAGAGCTTGATTAACCTCTTAACCGCTGCGGGTGTTAGCTCGCACTCTCCCACTATCTCGCGTGTCTCAATGTCTACGAGGCGCGTAAATGTTTTCTTTCTACTCATAATCTAACCCTTTCATACTGAGCCGGCGAGGTGCCGGCCCCCGCCCTCTCACGCTATCGCGCAAGAGAGCGAGAGTCACTCACCTAGAGACCTACGCAGCCAGACATAGAGCCGGGACAGTATCCGGATCCTGTCCACCATAGAAACCCGGAGACTAGGTATAAAAGACCGACAAGAGCTAACCAAAAGGCTACGCGTACCGCTAGGCGCAGCCGGTAATAGTTGCGAGATCTCATTACGCTACCTCTTGTAATCTTGTAATGAGTTCAGGGTTACCGATTACGCGGTTAAAGCTCTTATTCTGGCGGGTGAGCTGCTTAAATTGTCTTTCATAAATGCGAAAGTCTGCAACGCTCTTAATCTCTATGCCTAGCTCATTTATGAAATCATCTAGTGAGTCATAGCTGCTCATAGAGTCGCATACTAGACACTCAATAACATCAACAGGGCGGGGTTCGCGGTCAATTCCTAAGCCCTGATAATACCAAAAGCTCATAGAGCGCTTTTGATAGCGAACAGTTACGCGGTAATGGCGGGCTTTACCTTGCGCCCAATCTGGTGCGCTGTCGTTCCAATCTTCACGAATTGAGGCGGTGATCCCCGCGCCATTGATTAAGCCATTTAGTGTGGTGTTCATTTAGTTATTCTCCTTTAGTTTTTTGATAGTTGCCCGGGCGCTAGCGATTAGGCCCGGGATAGGTGGATCGAAAGTGTCGGCACACTCTACGTAATAGAGGGCATCGCTTAGTAAATCATCGAGGGCTTGAGTATCAAGCTCGACAGTTAGTGAATTGTTAGTGCTGCGTACTACTTTTCCGGTCTCACCGCAGCCACGGGCTAAGTGATCGAGATAAAAGCGGGGCGGTATCTTGTAGGTGTTAGTTGTGTTCATAGGTAAAAAGTACACGACTATTCCCCATAGTGTCAAGCCCTTAACCGGCAAGAGTTAGGGCGTGTCGCAGCTCTCAACAAGGTAGACAGTTAGCCCGATTATGTCTAGGGCTTGCGGGTAGTTAGATCGCGCCATTTATCCGGGTCAAGCTCTTGCGGGTGAGTAGCTGCATAGATAAAGCACCACGCGAGGAGTCGGTGCATAGAGTCTTGCGAGAGGTGAGTTGATGCAAGCGGGTGAGAGTTGCGGTTCATAGGGTAAGCCTTTCAATTAGTGCCGGCTCTAGTGTCCGGATCTAATCTATTACTCCGGCTTAGCGGTGTTTATGTTAAGAGCTGCACCGGTTAGGCGGTTACTTAATAGCTGCAAGGGTTAAGGGATAAGGGTAGCCGGCGGGTTAGTCTGCCCCACCTTTTTTTATAGAAAGTTATCCACAGGCTTTATCCACAGGCAGAGCAGGGCTGTGCATAACTGGTCAAACCACAGCAACACAGACCCCCCGTTGTTGAATTCTGCACGCGGTGTCTGTATACTCCCCAACAAAAAATATTTGCTAAAGTCAAAGCTGCGATCTGGCCTCTGACCTGCGGTTATATATACTGTGATGAAGGTCACATTGTAAAAACGGGAAATGCGTTAAATTTCCTGCCTTATATATAGTAAGGGGTTTTAATAGGAAAAGCCCTGAGCAGTAACGGTATGGCCTCTTGCGAGGCCCCCTAGGCCGAGCACTGACTTACCCCTCAGTTCGCTGTAGCTCCTTCGGGCGTTAAGCCCGACCTGCCCAGTACTTTTAGTGGGGATAGGTCTATCTACTGGTAGATAAAACCTTCCTCGCCTAGTATAAAAATAAACCGATTCCGGCCGGTCCCCAATAAATTTTAGGAGATCACGTGGCTGACAATAGTGCCGACATCGCCAAGAGAATTATCCTTGGCTGTGTAGCAGAGGGTATGACCATTGAGCAGGCTTGTGCCTCCGCTGGTAAATCCATTAAGACCTACGAGTACTACCGTAGGACTGATAAGGTCTTTACAGACAAGGTTGACCGAACACGCCTAGGACTCAAGGATAAGAGCTTTGCCTCCGGTGATGTTCACGACTTAACCTTTGCCGAGTTCCGCGAGAAGTTCCTCCACTCTAAGACCTTCCCACACCAGCAAAACTTGGTAGATATGATCGAAGGCCGCGAACCTGGTTGGCTACATCCTTCTATGAAGTATGAGCCAGGGCTAGCATCTAATAGAATTTTATTGAACATCCCGCCCAACCACGCCAAGTCCATTACGATTACCGTGGACTATGTAACCTGGCAGGTAGTACGTAACCCCAACTTTAGAGTTTTGATTGTCTCCCAAACCCAGCAGTTAGCTGCCGACTTTCTCTACGCCATCAAGCAACGCCTGACACATCCGATGTACGAATCACTCCAACAGGCTTACGCTGCTGGCGTAGGGTTTAACTCTAAGTCTGCCTCGTGGCAAGCAACCCGCGTCACCTTTGGTTCCGAGCTACGTGAGTCTAGTGAAAAAGATCCAAACATCGAAGCCATTGGTATCGGCGGTCAAATCTACGGTAAGCGTGCAGATATGATTATTGTAGATGACGCTGTTACCTTAAAGAACGCTAACGAGTTTGAAAAGCAGATTCGCTGGTTAACCCAGGACGTACGATCACGTTTGAACCCTACAGGTAAACTTGTAGTTATTGGTACGCGTGTTTCGGCTATGGACCTATACCGCGAGCTACGTAACGAAGACCGCTACCCTGGTGGACTGGTCCCGTGGAAGTACTTGGCTATGCCAGCGCTTCTGACTACGCACGAAGACCCTGAGAAATGGGAAACTTTGTGGCCTGCTTCCGATGCTCCATTTGATGGTCAGATGGAATCTGACAAGAACGAAGACGGCCTCTACCCTAGATGGAATGGTCGCAACCTTTACAATGAACGTCAAGCTATGGATGCAAGCACCTGGGCTTTGGTCTATCAACAACAAGATATCTCAGATGATGCCATCTTTGATCCGGTATGTGTGCGAGGTTCTATAGATGGTATGCGTAAAGCAGGTCGCTTGGTTCCTGGTAACCCAGGCCATCCGCGTGATGTTAATGGCTTTTCTTTTATTTGTGGTCTTGATCCCGCTATGGTTGGTGATACAGCCGTCGTTTGTTACGCTGTTGATCGGGCTACACATAAACGCTATATCGTTGATGCTATTAAGATCACTAGGCCAACGCCTGCTGCGATACGCCAACTAATCTTTGACTGGACTTCCCTGTACCAGCCCAGTGAGTGGATAGTAGAGAAGAACGCATTTCAATCTTTCTTAACGCAGGATGAAGGCATCCGCCAAAATCTTGCAAGCCGAGGAGTCCTCCTACGTGAACACCATACAGGAACCAACAAGTGGGACTCTGGTTTCGGTGTTGCTTCTATGTCCACACTGTTCGGCACAAAGCAATTTGATGGCAAGCACCACCGCGACAACCTTATTCATTTACCTAGTGACCAAACTGAAAACGTCAAGGCGCTCATCGAGCAATTGATTACGTGGTCACCTACTACTAAGGGTAAGACCGATATGGTAATGGCTCTGTGGTTCTGTGAGATCAGAGCACGCGAGATGCTTAATCAAGGTATGCACAAGACCC